TACGAAAAGTCGTTACGCAAAGCTGTCTAAAATCGTAGGAACTCTGGCTCCAATTTATGCTGCTGAAGGATTTTCTGTTTCATTTGGTACTTGCGATTGCGGAAGTGAAAAGTTGACAAGCGAAGGATGGTTTCGTATCACAGCAGAATTATCCCACGCCGGCGGATATACAAAATCCTATTTTGTTGACCTTCCTTCAGATATTATGGGATCTGGTGGCAAGGTTAATAAGACTCAAATTCACGGAACAAAATCTACGATTACATATGCTCGTGGAATCCTGATGGGCTTGATGTTTAATTTCACCACATCATTAGATGATGATACGGATGGAAACCTACCTGGCGACACCATCACTGAGGAACAGGTAGTGATATTGCGTGATCACCTTTCGGTTTTTGATGATGCCAAGGAATGTGAAAAAGATCTTTGTGGTTTTCTTAAGGTAAGATCCTTATATGAACTTCCAGCAAACCTTTTAAGTAAGGCTCAGAAGGCTATTTCAGAACAGAAAAAAGCGGAGGGAATCAAATGATTATTTCACCGTATGAACAGGGAACTCAAGAATGGCTGAATGCTCGTTCAACTGTCGTTACCGCATCTATGATACCTGCCGTGATGGCAGGTGCGACAACAAAAGGTCGCATAGGCTATATGAGGAATCTTGCCAATTCCATCGTTACAAATAATCCTGCACCTCAGGGTTATGCTAATGCTGCCATGCAGGAAGGCACCAGACGGGAACCGGAGAGCCGTGAATATTATGCGCTCATTTCACGCAATACAGTCAAAGAGGTTGGGCTAATTTATCTCGATGAAAATAAACGAATAGGTGCTAGTGTTGACGGATTAATTGAAGGCGATGATCCAGGAAATCTTGAGCTGAAAAATCCAAACCTGGATACCCATCTCGGATACATTCTTGACGGTGGCCTTCCAAGCACCTACGTGAAACAGGTACAGGGTCAATTATGGGTTACGGGCAGATCATATTGCGATTTTGTTTCCTATCATCCAGATGCGTTTCAAATGATGCATCGCTACCGAGTTGAGCGTGATGAGGATATGATCCGTAGCATTAAAAAGGCCACATATCTGTTTATTGCCGAACTTGACATGATGGTTGAAACTTTCCGAAAATTACAGAACGGAGATTAAAATGACTGATACAAATTTAATACCTATTGAAAACGTGAATGCCGTTGAAATATTTCATGATGAAAAAACACTCCAGAGTCTATTAAGTGAAATCCGAAAAACAGCAACCGATTTTGAACCTGACATCTCAACTGTTACAGGGCGACAATTTATTGCATCCCAGGCTCGAAAGGTCGCCATATCAAAAGGCGTTATTGACAGCGCCGGTAAAAGTCTTACCGAGGACTGGTTTAAAAGGAAAAAAATTGTTGATGCTGGGCGCAAGATTGCACGTGACACGCTTGACTTATTACGTGATGAGATCCGCCAACCGCTTACCGATTGGGAGACTGAAGAAAAAGCCAAAGCGAAAGCGTTAGCACTTCAAGCAGAAATAGCGGCAGATGAAAATGATGCCTACGCCATGGATGATCTTTTCGAGCGTGAGAAAAAAGTTCGAGAGCACGAGGAGAGAATCGAAGCCGAACGCCTGGAAGCGGAGCGCAAAGAGACCGAAGCACGTGAGGAGTCTGAGCGCAAATCAAACGAGGAACGTATCCGAAAGGAGGCAGAGGATAAGGCAAGGCAGGACTCCGAAGCTGAAATTCAGCTGTTGCGTGATGAAGCCGAGCGTGCCGAGAATGAGCGTATTGAGGCGTCATTAAAAGCCGAGCGTGAACATGATGAAGCCCTGAAGCGTGAGCGGCAGGAGGCCAAAGACGAAGCCGAGCGCAAGGAGAAACATCGCCTCTGGCTTATCGAGGAAAAGGAGCGTGAAGCACAGGTGCGTGCAGCCGACCGGGAGAATCGTCGGAAGGTAAATAAATCCATCGTCAAGGCCCTTGTTGAAGGCGGTGTATCTCACCGCGCCGCGGTCTCTGCGGTAACTCTTATTGCTTCTGGCAAGATCCAGAATGTCTCAATTCGATATTGAGGGGAAGTCTAATGACGGATCAAATTTGTACCAGGTGCCTGGAGTCAAAACCAGGCGCCGAATTCATCAAGCGGAGCACTCGATGTAAGTCATGCCGGAATGAAGCCAACGCATTAAATGTGGCTCATTTCAGACAGGCAAAAACCGAGCGTGAAGCCAACTTGGCCTTTAGCAATATGATGCGAAAATGGAGAACATGACATGAGCATTGAACTAGTGACTAATGATGAGTATAAAGTGACACCAAAAGAACAGGCAATGGCGGCAAACCGTCACGCGTGGATCGAGGATATGGCACTAATAAGACAACTGATTGCCAGTAATGAAAAGATACTGGACATGAACCTCCAGCTTCTCGGTTGGGTATGTGTTTCTAAACAGGCATTCACTGCTGATGATTTTGACTTTTCTGAAGCAGCAATCAAGGGAGAAATGAAATGAGAAATGAACAGCTTGGATTATTCATGCGGGAGCAGGGTCTTGATTCCGTTGAATATCACAACATGAACTGGGTTGAGCGTATGCGGGAGCGTGCGCGAAAACTTTCAATTCAGCATGGTTCGGTTTGCGCAGATGATTTGCGCTTAATTGCAAACAGAACACATGATAACCCCGAACACGTCAATGCGTGGGGAGCTGTATTCCGCGGTAAAGACTGGATGGTGATTGGCCGCAAGAGGTCTGAGACTCCTACCGCTCATGCACGTGAAATTAAGGTCTGGCAATATAAAGGAAACGACATGAAGGTGGAAAAACATGGAACTGGATAAAATGGAAAGGACCCTGAAAGATAAGGTAGGAGTTGCGATGAGATTAACCAAAGCACAGCAGCGTTCTGTACTGAGAAAGTTTCAAGAAAACCCGGACGGTCACCCGTCTTATCGTTCAATGCGCAGATCGTGTATTCCAGATTTCGGATGGAATGATACGGCGATGCTAAACTGGTGTGGGATGTGGATTGGAATTGAACCAGACGGACATACTCACTCATAGGAGAATCAATATGAAAAGACTCTGCTGTATATGCAACAAGTTCTGTATTGTTTTAGGCGGAAAAATGAACCGCGGCAAGTTTGTCTGCGCAAAATGTTTGGAGAAACCAAAATGAAATCTTTTATAGCCACACCAAAAACCTGGGAAAACTGTTACCCTTGGAGACCCATGGACAACCGGGAAAAGCGAGCGGCGTGGGCATCAAAATATTATCTGAAATACCCGGCTTATGGCCATCCTCAATTATCTGGAGACAAGAAATGAGTGACGAATCAAAATTTAATGAGCTATATCCTCTGCATGTCAAGCTGAAGGCAATGGAACCAAAACGAAGGGCTGTACAGGATTTCCTGGACTGGCTGGAGGAGCATGGAAAAGTAATTGCCTATTGGGAGGAGGACGCCGATTATCCGACGTTTGATCACACGACAAAAGCCGCGCTGATTGCTGGTTTCTTAGGGATCAATGAAGCCGCTCTGGAGCGTGAGAAACAGGCGATGCTGGAGTCGATTCGATAAAAATAACTAGCCCCGTGTAATAGCGGGGCTTTTTTTGTAGGAGAAAATATGAAACCCATGGGAATTACGCGTGTCAGAAATGAGGCGTCAATTATAGCGGATACGATTTATCACTTCCTAGAGTACTGTAACCACATCATTTTATATGATGACTGCTCGGAGGATGACACTGTCGCTCTTGCAAGGCAGGCGGGTAAAGGAAGCATCACAATCATTCAGGGTAGACGTTGGATCACTGATAGGGTAGCCGAGGAAACAAGGCATCGGGATCTACTGCTACATAAGGCGGCACGATTAGGCGCAGAGTGGTGTCTATATTTTGATGCAGATGAAAGACTAATAGGCAATCTGCCAAAGCTGAAGGGGGACGGTTTTCGATTTAGGCTATTTGATGGCTATATGACACAATCTCGTCAGGTACCTTATGACTATTGCCGGCGCTTTCGAAAGTTGGTCGATTTAAAAAGGATGTGGGGGCCAGAATACAGAGACATTTTGATGTTATTTCGAACTGAAAGCTCAAGATATATCGGACTTGATCAACGGGAGCCTGTTGTTCATGGATCAGTCTCACTGGCTGACATAAAAGTCAAGCATTTCGGAAAGTGTTTGTCCGTTGAGCACTGGGAGGAGACATGTGATTATTATGCTACCTATTTTCCGAAACGATATAAACAAAAATGGTTAGCCAGAAAAGGTAAAGCCATTCATACTCACTCCGACTTCGGCCGGGAACTTTTAACATGGCAAGAATTAATTGATCACTCAGATAAGTGGATAAAATTATGAAAGATGAAAAGCGCATTTGTTTAAATAAATCTGTTCTGGATTTTATGAATACTGTACTCAAACAAACATCAAGTCCTATTGTTTTGGAATTTGGCTCAGGCTGGTCATCATCCTGGTTTTCCAAAAGATGCTTCAAGCTTATAACGGTGGAAACTGATAGAAAATGGGCCCGTATTGTTAGCGATGATCTACAAGTCAAAGACTTTAAAAATTGGCACATGATTTTAGCAAATCCTGCTCCCATAGTTTTTGTATCAAATATAAATAATGAAATGAAGGCGATAGGAATAGGTGCTGAAATGGTGGATTTAATATTAATTGATTGCCGGGAAAATATGCGGCTTTCAGCCACTTATTTAGGATGGTTATTCTTAAAAAAAGGGGGTTGGATATTATTTGATGATGCGCAACGTTTGCAGCATAAAAACGCTATAGATTTATTGACAGAAAAGGCAGGTCAACCCATCAGGCTTGAATGGCAATCAGGAGATATTGATTCGGCAAAGCCCAGATTAACTTTGGCGTGGCAAAAAAAGGGAGGATAAAATCCCCCCTAATGCCGATAACGTGGGCGATACCCGCATCGGCGCCCGGAGAATTCCGGGCTTACCTGGTCTCCTGGATTCTGAACCGTAACCGATATTCTGTATCCAGGCCATCACGATACTCACCAACTTGAAGCTGCACGGGATCCTCAAGAAAACCGTAGATACTGAAAAAGTTTTGACGTGCCGTAAAATTGATTCCGTTCAGTGTATAGGTCGCCAATTCAATAGATCCCGCTGGATATGCATTAAGCAATAACGGATATGATGTATTCCCTTTGACAAGATCGAAAAAGTTGGCCTTTGGCGTGACCACAATAGGTGACACAGACGTTATTTCAGAACCAATAAAGCTATAGTTGTCGATCTTTAGGATCTCGCCTGTAGCCCTTTTGACGAGTGTTCCATCTGAACTAATCGCGCCAAAGTCACGTGCCGTAAATCTTTCATTTTCCACCAGCATTGTCCAGTTAAAAACACGCGGATCCATCGTAATCGGAATATCAACCCCAATGAATAAGTGGCCAATTAAAAGCACGGCGTGTGGTCGTGCCGAAGCATCCGCTGCATTGCGCGTAAAGGTTCCGTAAACGGTTGCGGTGGTACCGGTATTTGAAACTCCCAGACCATTAAAAATAATATTAGCCAACCCGCCAGAAATGATACTTGGCATTGCCGTGCGACAGAATGTAAAAATGCTGTCTTCCGAGTTATGTGCAAAACTGATTTGAGTGTCGCTTTCGGCGGTAATATTTGATGACATTGTACAGTTGATATTTTCCGTAAATTCTGTGCTCAGATCAGGAGACCCGCCGCTATCCTCATAGGTTAGCAAACTACATCCTATAAAAGCAAGGGTCATATCATAATTTGTAAGACGTAAACTCTGTTTTCCGAAATCTATTTTTACGGCAAATGATGTAGCCCCATAGGATGGGTTAACAGTTACATAATTTGAAAGATCAGGGTCAAAAATACCGTCTGAATTATCAATTGAATCAACGTTACTTTGATTAATGATCGTACAGGCTCCTTCAGTAAAATAGGGCTGCGGAACATAACTGATAATAGAATTTTGATTGGCCATTAGCCCCATCCCTCAACGGTGAGTAAGTTTTTGGTGAAGTTCATTTTAAGTTTGCGCATAAATAGATTTTTAGGCGTGTCAATTAATTTGAACCTATCGGATTGTATGCTACAGAATTCCCCCAGTTGTGGTAGTACAGTATTGAACATAGAATCATTGAGGGTTACATCAAACGTATAAAATCGCCTGCGCTTATGATATAGGGTTGACCACCAACGATCAATTTCTGCTTGAGCCAAAGCAAATGATGAACAGTTGGAATCATCACAAAAACCTATCGTAAGTTCAACGGCATCTGATGTACCTGCCCGCCAATAATATTGCGGGGCTGTATATGTATAAGATCCACCAAATCCGTCTGCCGTATGATATACATCATCAGCCGTCCATGAGTTATCATCAGCCGTCCATAACCACGGGACCAAAAACGTGGTCTGCTCAACAAGATAATATGGATTCGTAACGTTTGTTCGCCATAGCCCCTGAACTCCCCCGGCAATTTCATCCTCAGTATAGGCTCCAGGACTTAATGAATAATTTACTGTTGTACTGAGCCCAGGAGCCTTATCATCATCTACTTTAATCCTACCTACCATATTTGAATCGGTAAAATCAAATGATGAACTGGCTACGTCTGGATCAGTAAGTCTTCCAAAGTGGATTTCCGTTAACTCGTCAACATAGTACCAGCCGGTAACCCCACCAAATATTTGATCTAGGAAGGTTTCAAGTCGAGTAACTTTATGCGTTGAAAACATTGGATATTGGTCACCCATTCCAATATCATATTCCAGCGTATCCAGCTCATATTGATTTGCATAATCCCAGATGCCTGCGCGTGTCATCGCCAAGCGAACAAAACGAAAAAGGCCTAGGAGATATGAGCTTGTATCCTCTGGATCTAACATAAAAATCCTTCCGCATGTGAGTCTACCTGATGGATTTGCCAACAGCGTAAATCCATATTGCTCGGCGGTAAATCCAGTGGTTTCTACAATAGCAACACCTCGGTCATATACTTCACCATCAAATGATTCAATCGGAATATCTGTTACGTGATACAAAAGTGAAGTTCCGTCAACAAGTATCGTTGGCCACAGCTGCCATGGGTCTTGAATAAGACCCCAAGCTATCGGATATGGCTTACCCGCAAGCTGTGAATATTCCTCTCCATAATACAGCTCATTAATCGGCGCTTCAAAGCCTTCAGCAAGAATAGATGCTAAACGAAACCGAATGGTATTTTCATTTGCAAAACCAAGATCAGAACAGTTGGCGGTCGCCAATAATTCTAATTGTTCAACGACCGATACATTCTGGTCAATCCTGTACATATCAACTTGCGCAACCGTTACGTTTTTGGCAAAATTAATCAGTTCATCATTTTGATCCTCTACAGATATGTCGATATATCCAAAATCAATTCCAGAGTCTTCTGCCCAAAATTTCAAACCAATTTGCTTGGTAAAAATAATATCCGATTTAATGCGCCCTTCATAATGTACGGGTAGTCCAGAAGGATTAATTGTATCCTGATACATGCCTCCGTAAATCGCCTGTCGAAGTGTTGTTACCGTTGGTTCATAATCCCATACCGTTGCCGTAATTACAACCAGGACTTCGTTTGAATAACGCTTAGGCATTTGCTATCCTTCTGGATGTTTCTGCTTGTGTTTTAAGACTGGTTTCCATATCACTTGTGAGCGCAATATCCCTTTCTTGATACCTTCGATTCTGATCTAGAATATCAATCAATACGGTTTTAATTTCAGTAAGTTCACTGCTTGATGCTCCTTCACCGCCCGCGGTATTAACGTTGAGATTGTCGGCGGTTTTAGTTACGACGAACTCGCCGGCGTGGAGCATAGCCGGTCCGGTCCTGTCGACCATACCGCCGTCGGCATACTGCGGAAAGAGATCCGGTCTAAATATACGTATCCACCGCTCCTCCGGAGTCTCATCCTCTGGCGGTGGTGGCGGCAGGTCTGGCGGTGGTGGCGGCAGGTCTGGCGGTGGCGGGCCGTATACCGGTGGCGGCGGTGCAGGGCCGTAGTCGGGTGCCGGAGGACCGTAGACCGGTAGCCCGTCGTTAGGTGAAACCGTCCAGTTGTTTACTGTGGTTCCGCCGCCGCCCATCGCGACAAGTGCGTGGATGCCTGCCACGATTTCGGCAGTGTTTAACTGGATGCCAATTAGAGCAGTAATTTCCGGGCTGATTTCTGGTTTAGAAAACCAGTCAAGAAATGGCTGCAAAAGCAACTGTAAATCTGCCGGCAAACCTAAAATGTAGCCGCCCAAGTCTTCAACCCCAGCTGTGACATCTGCCTCAGTTGTGGCGTCTTTTATAGCTTCCAGGAGCGGCTCAAGGTCTCCACGTATGCCATCAGGCAACTCAGCAAGAAGGTCACCCAGACCAATGTCCAGCGCATCCATAAGCTCATATATGTCAGCACCCAGAAGTGTCGCCACTTCTCCAAGCCCGGCAGCGGTGGCAATGCTGATATTTTCAAGCTCAACTCCCATCAGGGTAACCAATTCCCTCAGCGGAACTCCAAGCTCCTCGGCTAATCCGACAACGGACGTATTCAGTACCTGTGAAAGATCACGCAGCGTGCCGGCCAAGTCTAATGCCATGAGGAATTTCTGCAGCTCTGCCGCCAGAATTTCGTTGGGATCTGGCGGGGCCTCTGGACCGTATATCAAAGGATCATCTGGTTCGTCTTCAACTTCGATGGTAGGCGGTATCCCGCTCGGCATTTGCATATTTTCCATGACCGAAACTACCCGGTTGAAAATGTCTGTGTACTGCTGACCACTGGCGTACATGAAGCGGGCTTCCTCTAACAGCGCCTTGGCCGCGGCAGGAAGCGCAGCAGCTGCCTCTTCATCACCAGCCATGGCATCGGCTAACAGTCTGTCAAACTGGCTCTGCGCTTCGGCTAATTGCTCCGCCGGAGTCAATGTGGTTAGCTGCTCATCCAGCAAAATGGATTGAGTGAAATTATATATGTCCTCAAGTGCCCGCATCCAATCATCGAATACCTTGTTAGCAACCACCCGAACATCTTTCATTCCGTCTGTTAATATTTCGGCAACGTCATCCATTTCATCTCCGAACAGCGCCTTGACCTGAGATATTACGCTGATCGTAAGTTCCGCCGCCATCCGTTTCAGATTCCTGTTGAACGCCGCGGCAATGAGCGCATATTCTCTTTGCGATGCGCCCAAGGCGTCGGCGGCTTTCATCGCCGCGTTGAAGTCATCTCGCAAGTCCAGTAAGCCGCTGAATACCGTGTCTCCCATGAACGCCCTGAGTCTCTGAACCTGCTGTAACCTATCTTCCTCGGCGTCCTCAAGCAGAGCATAATATTCGGCTGCGCTTGCGGAGATATTCAACAGCATCGCAATTTGTTCACGACCTTCCTCTGTAGTTGCATCCAGTGACTGCATCAGCTCCCACATTCCGTCGGCTGTTTTTGGTATCTCAAGACCTACGCTTTCAAAAGCCCGCTCAACCTGGCTTGTTATGAATTCCAGTTTCTGTCCTTCATTAGCAAACTTATCAAAAAATGTTGTGAACTTGGAGATAAACTCCTCCACGCCGCCGGTCAGTTCGACCAGGTCGACCGACATATGGGCGAAGGCCTCCGGATCCATGTCGTCCACTGATAGGCCCAGGGCGATAATGGCCTCCTGCATAACCTGGACTGAGGTGGCGACACGGACAAGGGTCTCGCCCAGGCCCTCGCCGACTTTTTGGAAGTCCTCTATAAACGGTACCACAGTGCCAGCCAGATCATCGAATATTTTTGAGAATACGGCCAGGATCTCCTCCTGTTGCTCCTCTGCGTTAAGATCCTTAAGGCTGATCTTTACCGACTCAATCTCGAATGACGCGAGCCGATCCTGGATATCGTCCAGCGGTATACCTATTGCGAGAGCCGCCTGTTCGACGGTATCGTAGATGGACTGGAATACCAGTACGAACTGGCGCCCGACCTCGGAGTCCATATCCTCGAATATGGTTTTAAATTTATAGCTCCCCAGGAACCATTTTTTAGACTTTATATCGGCGAAGGCCTGGACCAGGACGTCGTTAAGGAGGTCGGTTAACATACCGCCTTCAATCTGGATACCAGTGTCGAGGAGCTTAGTCTTACCGCCGAATATCTTATTTAAGAATTTACCGATAAATCCTATATCCGGGAGTAGGAATTTCATAAAGCCGGCTGTTTCTGCCTTTGGAAGCACTATGTCTCCACCATTCCCGCTACGAGCCAGTTGAACAACTGCACCCTCAAGTCCACCCTGTAAAGCGGTTAGTGCGTGTAACATCCCGCGATTGATTCCCACAAGCTCACTCGTTGCAGCCGCGGTAATCTCCATGGCGTTCAATATTGATTCGCTTTTGGCGTCTGTATCACCAAGTACCGAGCCAGTACCCTGTGATTCCTGAAAGGTTCTTTCAGATGCGGATCCCCCTGTTGCCCCGGTATCTACGCCCATAGATGCAATGAGAGCCGCCACGCCTATGGCTCTGGGTATTGCCGAATAAACGTCTCCACCTTGCAGTTGCTTTATGACCGCATAAACGCCAGCTACAACATTCATAATTTGTAATACGGAATTCAACTTTTCAGCCGCTTCTGAATCCTCATTAAATAAACCGCGAACCTGCTCAAGCGATTGAATGGTCGCATCCAGCCCCTTAGCAAAATTATCATGCATACTATTTATGGCATTTTCGGCTCGCCCAATATTTTCAATCATGCGATCAAATTGATCTTTTTCAATTAAATCTTTTTCAAATCCCTCTTGTACCTTTTTCCGAATATCATCCAGCGCCTCCAGCCCGGCGACAAGCGGGTCAAACTGCATCTTTAGTCCATCAAGTTCATTATCAAGCGCATCCAATTCATCAAGCCATTTGAAATTTTCTTCAAGCTCCTTCATGGTCGCCGCGTATTGTTTCGTAATCGGAATATTCCGCTTGAGATTTCCGCCGAAAGCAGTTGCTGCAAGAGCCGATGTCTGTAAAAGATACTGCAGTCGTTTCAACTCGGCTTCCGGCAGGTCCCCGGCTTTCCATGCTGCTTTGAGCAAATCCCATGCTGCCTTGTATTCTTTTACGGCCTCAATTGATGGATCCAGTGCATTCACTAAATCATCAAAAGCATCGGCATCATACGGCGGTTCTAGAGACAGCCCATCAAGCCAAGCAAAATTCTCTTTAAGGAGTCTCATCGTCTCCGCATAACGGGCCATCAGATCATTGCTTTCACCTGTTTTTTCGTTGTACGCAGTCTGTGCATCTGTCAGTTTTATCAGCTGAGCTTGTAATCGTTCTCCCTCTGCTTCCGCCGCCTTAATTTGTTGTGCTATCCTGGCCATCTCAAACGCCATGTTATCAGAAGCCTGAGCACCCATAGGTCTGCCCTGCATATCCATCAGAACCTGCAAGTTATCCCTTAGTCGGCCTACCACAGTATCATTTTCAGCAATAGCATTATTAAGGTCTTGGACAACCAAATCGAATGACGTCTTACCGAAATCATCCATTGTTTTTATTAAGGATTCAATTCTTAAATCAAGTTCATTTGACTCGTGTCCCGTGTCTCTCATTTTCCAGGCTAACAAACCCAGTCCTGCAATAACGATTCCTGCTGGCCCTAACATAAAAGCCAATCGACCAAGCGATGCAATCAGCTTGGTATTAATTGCCAAAGCCAGTATTCCTATTGTCCTAATAAGACTTCCCACGACAATTAGCAAAGGTCCCATTGCAGCAGCTACCAGACCTATTTTTAGAATTAGATTTTTTGTTTCTGGATCAAGCTCCCGGAACGCAACGGCTATGTCTCGGATCTCCTGCATGAGACTCATTACAGCAGGGGCCAAACTTGCGCCCAATTCTATTGCTACATCGGTAATTTCAGCTTTCAATAGCCCCAGTTGATTTTCAAATGACTGAAGTTGTTTCTTTGCAATATCATCTGTAACGCCGCCCATTGATCTGAGCTTTGTCTCATAATCCTCAATCTTGTCTGATAGTCCTATTAATGACCTAATAGCGATAACGGATCTGTCAGCAAAACCTAACTGAGCCAGGGCGGCCCCTTTCATCTCAACCGTCATTGGGCCTAATGCAACTTCCAGATCCCGAATAATATCAGCCATGTTTCTAAAGGCGCCATTTTCAAATACCTCAATACCAAGTTTTTTGAACTCATCAGTATTTTTTCTATATGCCGATTGAAGATCCCGCGTAACGATATTGAATTTCTCTCCGGCTTCAGTGGCCTTAATACCCTGATCTGCCCAGGCAGCCAGAACCGCGATGCCTGATTCAATATCAATATTAAGATCCTTCATTGCGGTACCAGCCTTGTTGGTTAACGCTTCACCAAACTGCTGAACAGAGGCGTTTGCTAGAGTATTTGCTCCAACAAGAACATCCGACAGCTTAACCATTTCCTCCATGTTTGCAATGGCATCATTTTTAATTACCTTGCCGAGTGCGGATTGTGCATCCGTCAAAATATCCGTAGCCTTAGCCATATCAAAAGTACCAGCTTGAGCAAATGCCGCGACCTTTGGAAGGGCGGCAACAGCTGATGCTGCGTCAAGACCAGCAGAGGCTAGGAAAAAATAGGATTCCGCCGCCTGTTCGGCTGAAAATATAGTCTCACGCCCCATCTTTTTAGCGGCATCCGTCATGTCCTTTTTCATGGTTTCTGATAACTCACCCATGATGGCCATGGATCGAATCATCGCATCATCAAACTTGGCAAAAGCGTGAACGGATGCGCCGGCAATTGCAAGAAGCGGACCAGTCACATATAGTGACATATTACGCCCCATTTTTTGCATATTTTGGCCGACTCTCATTGCCGTTTTTCCTAGTCTATCGGAAGCAGATTCGGCTCTTTTGGAGGCTCCTTCAAACTTATCAAGTCGATCTGTAGCAACTACAACTCCGTCACTGCGTACACTTAAACCAAGTTCGGCAATATCAATTGACATCCTTATCTCCCTTTATTCCCTTTGTTACGTTCCGATTCCTCTTTTTCTCGTTCACGTTTGGCATTGCGTTCCTCTGATATTGTTAAGAGCCAGGCATTATCCATTGCAATTAACCAATTAATCTCCTCTGGCGCAACAAGCCTTTTGGTTAAAAATAACCAACTGGAAATTTCATTATAGGAAATGGGAGCCAGGTTTTCAAAACCAGGAGGGCGGCGGGAATTAAGCTCCCACCACCAGTCCCACACGTGCTTGGCGCACTTAGGTATTTCAGGCTGCTCTGGGGTCTCAACACCTGCTTGGGCGTTATAGTCCTGTCGAGTAACTTCAACCGGCCCATTCCTGCTTGCAACCTTATGTCCCCAATTAATTTCATATCGTGCGTGCCAAGCTAGGCAGTCTCCTAGATGTCCTCCGATTTCGACAAAAAATCATCAAGACTTCCAACCTCTTCGTCAATAAACTTTTTGATGTGGTAGCCAAGAACACTATCATTGAACATGGCGCTCAACTCTTTTTTACTGAACTCTGGCCTGCCTTCATCTTCATCGGCTCCTTGCTCCCAGCGCCATGTCACAACGTGAGCGGCACGGAGTTTGTCCTCATGATCTGCTACCAGGTTTTGGTAAGCTGTTGTTTTACGCTTTAGCGTAAGATCCCTTACCTTTGACTGGAACGCCCGCATAACGGCTTGTACTTCCTTAGAAGACTCATGACGTAATATAAAAAACATTCCCGTAGGCGTACCAGCGGGCTTAAATTCAATTTCACGGTCCTGTGTTTGTACTGCATTTTTTATTTCATTCAAGTTCATTTCATTTTCCTCATTAGACTATCAAAAGCCCCCGGTCGGTATTGACCGGGAGCCAAACTGCACCCTTTCCTATATGGGATTAGGGTGCTTCCACAATTTCAGGTGGTTGCTGCAGACCTAACGTATAAATTACGTGCTTAAAGTCCTCGTTACCGCCTTTGGTACGTTGCGGACCTGTTACCAGGCCGCGGTTATACTCCTCACTGGCGTCTGCCCAGACGAATTTGAACGCATAGTTGTTCGTATTGTCATAGGCGGCAGCTGCTTCCATAAGATCCATACCTGCACTTGGTGTATCCTGGAACTCAATATTCGGATCACCAGCGTTGGCTTCACCTTTGCCTTTACAAACAACGGGCCGATCCCAGGTACTATCCGTTACAACATTCTGTGTAATACCTGTTGGATCACACGTTACAAGGTTGGGAACCTCAGTATAGGTCAGACCTTCGAATTCTGACAAAGTCAGATCGTCATTGGACGCAGTCGTTGCAATATAAAACGTACCTCCAAAATTTGTAGCACCACAACTAGCCATAAAATACTCCTTCAATCAGTAACAGTTAAAAGTTTCCGGAAACCCATATACGGGGAGTCATTACGTTACGTTAATCCCTGGTATGAAACCATAACCGGGATATATATCTTACTGGGATCCTCTACGACGGCCGGTAACTGCCAGGCCCTCATATTTACGCGTACCGGTCCCAGTACCAGGCCTTTAGGGAAGTAGTCTATCAGAGCGTCCGCTAGTTCGGACGGCGCCAGCTGGCCCTGGCCAGGCCGGTAGTAGACTCGCATCTGCACGTAACCTCTCGTGTCTACGTTCGCGCAATTATCCCAGACCACGTTAACCGTCTCACCTGGGACGAGGATCGGCTCTATCCACATACCGGCCCCAGGTGGATTACTCTGTAGGCCTGGCCACAGTATAGCAGGCTGGGGCGAGTAGGCGAACGCGTCTAACCAATCGAACGCGGCCCGGAGGATCTCGACGGTACCGACCCAGGTACAGGCCCCGGTCGTAACTCTAACCTGGCCGACGTAGCCGGTGGCGCCTGGGCACGTTACCGGGACGATAATCGCGCCGCCTACTGTGATCGTTACCTGGCCGACCTGGCCGGCGCCGGCGGATCCCGTAAGGATCGCCAGGGCGTCGCCCGTTACTGCGAGATCTCCGACGGCCCCGGCGGCGAACACGCCGTCGAGGGTTACCGTTACGTTACCCTGGGTGGAGACTTGAACAGATCCGACCTCTCCAGATCCGGCGGATCCCGTAAGGACCACCAGGGCCTCGCCGGTTACCGTTACGTCTCCGACTTCGCCTGTGCCGGCGGATCCTGTTACTGGGACCACGGCCGGGAGTGCGACGGATACAGATCCTACCTCTCCGGTCTCCTCCGAGCCCGTGAGGGCCACTAAAGCGTCGCCCGATACGATCAGGTCGCCGACTTGTCCGGTGCCCTCTAGGCCGATTATAGGGACGGTTATATCGTTACCAGCGACGACCGTTACCAGGCCGACCTGGCCGGTGCCGGTGGATCCCGTAAGGATCGCCAGGGCGTCGCCTGTTACTGCGGGATCTCCTACCTGGCCGGTGCCGGCGGATCCGTCTACGAGGACCGTCTCGGCGCTCGTTACGGTTACCTGGCCGACCTCGCCCGTCGCCTCGATCCCGGTTAGAATTATATTAGCGTCGCCGGTTACCAGGGCGTCTCCTACCTGGCCGGTGCCGGCGGATCCGGTTAGGGGAACGTCGACCGATACCACGGCGTCGACGGTTACCTGGCCGACCTGGCTCAGGCCTGCGGATCCTGTTGCTGGGACGTCGATCGCGATAACGGCGTCGACGGTTACCTGGCCGACTTCGCCAGTCCCCTCGAGGCCCGAGATCGGGACGTTAGCGTCGCCGGTTACTGTGAGATCCCCGACGGCCCCGGTGGCCTCCTGGCCGGTTACAGGGACGTCTACGGGGACGCTACCCTCGTCTACTGTGACCTGGCCGACGGCCCCGGTGGCCCCTAGGCCCAAGATCGGGACCACGGCCTGGGCGTCGATATCTACCTGGTCGACCTGGCCGGTGGCGGCGGATCCGGTCAGTAGTACATTAGCGTCGCCGGACGCGTTAACGTCTCCGACCGCTCCGGCTGCAGCCAGGCCGACTACGGCCACGACTACCGAGATCCCGGCAGATACCGCGCCAACCGCTGCCGCTGCCGCCAAACCGACGATCGACGTGTTCGATTTCGCTTCAACTGTTGGCGATCCTGTTTCGCCCGTACTCGCTGATCCAATCGCAACGACATTCGACTTAGCCGCCACCGTGACCGAATCGACTTCGCCAGTCGCAGCAACGCCCGTAAGAGTTACATTTGAATCACCAGTTACCGTAACTGTATCTACTGCGGAGGTAGCTTCAACACCTGTAACGGGGACATTTACGCTAGGCGAGGATGCATCTACTGTTACTGCACCTACCGCGCCGATAGCAGAGAGGCCAGCTCCATATTCTACTAGGTACTCAGCCCTGTAAGCCCGTACCCAGTTGAACGTGTCACCTGTAAGGCCATAAAACCTAACGGTGGAATCTATCACCTCTGCCCAAGTCCAACCGTTCGGGCTATTTAAAGTGCCATAGTTTGACCAAGAGAGACCTGCACTCTCAAATATACTGGTGTTTCCTACGTTTTGAAAAAGGTCATAAAATTGTGCATTAAGTTGAGAAAAATGACCACTGGCCTCACCGTATATCCTGCCCTTAACGCTTGAAATCCCGACCCCAGAACCAAGGTCAGTAGCTGTTGTACCTTTTAAGGCTAAATAATCACTAGCACCATTTGCGGTGGTTTCAGCATAAGTGGATGTTGAGCCATCAGCAGCGTTGGCATCATTTGTCCAAACTGCATTGTTGTCATTTAATAAAGTATGTGCGTCAAAATAATAGGTGGCTTCTGTAGGTGGTGTGAGCAGGACAGTTGTACTTATTTCTACTGTTACCGCACCTACCGATGCGGTTGCTGCCACTCCGGTCGGATAGACATTGGCATCGCCTCTCGCACCCTGATTAAGACTGATGACTTTAACTGGTGCGTTATAAAACCGACCCTCGTCAAATGTGCCTGTCCACTCCCAGATTGAGAG